TCGTTTGCAAAAGAAGATATCTCTTCCGATAGTTTTTTAACAAACGGAACTCTGTGGTGATATTCTTCAAACAATGTTTTAGCTTCACTGTCATTTAGGTTCAGTTCTTTCTTTAATTTTATTTTACCCATGCCGTAGAAAAGACCCAAATTGATCGTCTTTGCTTGTCGTCTTTCTATCCCTGCCATGTCTGCTACAATCTTGTGAAAGTCTGCCTCTGTATCTTCATATAACTCTTTTAGTTTTTCTAATTTCTCTTTTGTCTCCGGTGGTACAGCATCGTGATTCTTTAATATCTTTATTGCATAGTGGACCACTATTCGAGGTTCTTGTTGTGAATAGTCAAAGCTTCCCCATGTGTGACCTTCTTCTGGTAAAAACATTTCTCTCATCTTCTTACCAATAAAACCTCTTGCAGGTATCTGCTGTAAGTTTGGATTAGACATACTAAATCTACCTGTAACTGTTCCTCCTTGATCTGATCTAATTTGATTAATGTCTGCGTGTATTCTACCTTTGTGTACAAAGTTTAGTAATCCTTCTACAAAAGCATTCTTTGCTTTGTCACACTCTCTAGCCTTGGCTATCATTCTTAAAAATCTATTCTTGTGTGTTACTAAATAATTCTTTGGAAGTTGTGGCATTCCAGATTTGGGAGTCTTTTTATAGTCTGTAATTTTTTGTTGGTCTAATAAATTTTTTATTGATGCTGCTGCCCATATCTCCACATCAATACCTGTTCTTGCTTTTATTATTTTAATTAAATTATCTCTTCTTTTNTCTAGAAACTTACCAAACTGCTCTGCTTTTTGGACATCAATTCTAACGCCTTTAAANTTCATGTCAACTAAACAAGGGAATAATTTTGTTTCTAAATTAAATATTTTNCTACACGTTTTGTNTTTTTGTTGATATAATACTTCGTCTAATTTTTTATTAAATATCTCCCACAGACTGTAAGTTAATCTAACATCTTGTTCTGCATAATCTTTTACAACAGAGTAAGGTAGTTTATCCATATTACTCATGGGATCTTTAACACCATANGCTGCTGCTTTTTCTTGAAGATCATATTTATATTTAGAATCTTTTAAATAGTCTTTACTGATAGCATCTAAAGAATACCTCATTCTTGTTTCATCTAATACAGATGCTGCTATCATGGTATCTAATAATTCTCCTTGAGGCATTTGTCCTGTTACTGCTCTTATCCAACACACNTCGTACATTGCATTGTGGAAAACTTTTTTTATATTTTTATTTTGGAATATTTTTTGGTTGAGAAAGTTCCAGGTAAACTTCGGATCTAGGTTGCCTGTCATTGCATGTGCGATGGGAAAGTAGAAGGTCTGATTTTTTGTGGCTACCGCAATACCACAAACAAAACCCTCTCCTCTGATGGCCCCTGATCCGTGTTTTTTTAGCCCTGGATCGTAAGTCTCTAAGTCGATGGCTACTGTATCTACGCCTTTCAGATCTAACTCAATTAGTTCTGGTACAGTACACATTATTTATAGTCTCTCTCTATTATCATTTCGATATAATGTATGGCTTTCTCAAGATCTTTTCTCTTTCCTTTGAGACGATGCCTCATTACGTACTTAATAACACAGCCCTCCGCAAAAAGCAACTCATTGTCATTTATAAATTTACTTGGCTGAATTTTAAAATTACGATAGTGAGATCCTGCGATTTGTTTTTTAAAAGGATCTTTAAATTGTGCTGCCACGTCTCTCTCCTAGTTTATATTTATCAGATGATTGCACAGTCCAGTAGTCTATTCGACCTCGACTGTATGCTACAAATTTTAATCGTAGCTGTGTAAAGTATTCTTCTACTCTTGTTCTTGTTTCGTCCACAATAACATTATCAAACGTTGTCCCTTTTACTTCGTGTATATTTCCATATTTTACTCTAACGTCTCCCTCTAGATCAGCCCCTTTGTGTAATGCATTATCTATGTATTTAAGTCTCTCTGGATCTACTTTTGTTCTTATCAAAGAAAAGTCTGTTTGATCTTTAGTATTATCTTTTAAATAATTTTTAGAGATAAGTTGATCTATGGTGTAGTCTTGTTTTACCCAATCTTTAAATGGATCTGTGTTCTTACCCTTACCTCTTACAACCACGATACTCCCTATGTAATCCCAAAAATCTTTTATTTGTTTAAGAGACATAGGTTCTCCTGCAATAAAATTAGGCCATACCTTATGACATCTTAACTCTTTATTAGATACGTAAGCTGTGTTTTTTATATGTGCAAATTGTATACCGTTTCTTTTAAGAAACTGTCTTACCTTTACATCTGTAGGAGTACCACGATAAGTAAATAAAAAAGTTTCTTTTGTTGTTTCTATTTTTTCTAAGAGTTTATCTAAACCATAAGAGGGTCTATCCCAACTAGGTATTTGATACGCTTCACCTATAATATTTTTTGCTGGTTTCCAAACTCTTGTATACCCATAATGATCCCATATAGGTTTTATAATCTCTTTACATTTTGTATTGATAGTTAGACCACAACGATACCCTTGTTCTAATTGTTCTGCATCTTTAGATAAAGTGTGGAAGTAATCTGCATCAGAGCCTGCAAACTCAAATATGGTTTGATCAGCATCACCTATCCAATAAACTTCTTTTGCATGGGTCGNTAGTTTTTCTAGAACTATTCTTTGTGAGGCGTTACTATCCTGAGCTTCATCTACAATCAAAACATCTATCTCTGGTGCTTTTGCTTTATCAATAAACTTTTGAAGCATTTCATTATAGTCAGCTAATTTATATTCCTCTAAATAATCATAGTAAGTTTTAGCCATGTCAATTAAAGTATCTTTCTTATAAGGTTTGAATGCCTCTGTATTATTTTCAGTTTCCTCCCAGTGATCCTCTAGACTACGAGCATGACCATGAGCCCCATCTATAAATTTTAAGAAAGGATGATTCCTACTATCAATATCTTTACTAGTTATTTTCTTTGCTAGTTTAAAGTCTCCGTTTAATTCACAACACGCTTCATAATCTGTATAACCCCAGAGTTCTCTTCTGTCTTGCATTCTTTGTTTACAATAAGAATGAATGGTTGATATTTTACCTTTGAACGATTTCTTTGTTAGTCCTTTTTCTTTTACTTCTTTTAAACTTAAAATGTTATCTCTAATCTCATCTGCAGCTACATTGGTGTGTGATAAAACTAAAATATTAGAGTGTGAATATTTGTTTAGAAGTTCTACATATTTATTGGTTAACCACATACTTGTTTTACCTGTACCTGGTGGACCTGATATAAACTTAGGAGTCATTTGTAATCTCCTTTACTTCTTCTGTTTCCCCTTCAAGAATAAGATCTCTCTCATCATATCTAAAATTATCTATTCTCCAAGACACACAGGATCTGCCGTCATGTTTTCCATTTATTCTTCTAGCTTTTAATATCTTTTGACAGTCAATAACTAGATCTGTTCTGTTTTTAAATGCTCTCTTTCTTTCTAAAAAGTCTTCAAATCCATTTAAACTAAATTCTAGATAATTTTTTTCTACGTTTTGAAATGGACTACCATGAGAAGCTAGTTTAGATTTATCTTCATAGACTGTTTCTTCTAATAAGTATTGTCTAAATAATTTTTTAAAACGATAGGATTCATCTGCTTCTGCTACATATAATTTTGATTTCTCTCTTTCTTCAAACTTTCTTTTCATTGTCTTTTCAAACTCAACTGGTTTCATTTTAGGTAACCACACTTGCGCTTTACTAATCACTGCATCGTAAAAAGCTTTTTGGTTCATGAGCGTTGGTCCGTCTATCTGGACTTCTTTTTCTTGTAGAATACCGTTAACTTTTGTTTTAACTTTTACAAAGTATCTATCACTACCATACTCAATAATCTGTGTTACAGCTGCTGCACCTTCTGTTGTTTCGTGGTTGACACCAACCCATCTAAAAAGCTCTGCGATTGTTTTTTGTGAACAACCTACTATTTCTGCTAGTGTGGGTATACCAAGTTTTCTTTGTGCTTTTTTAACACTGGTGCCTTTTGATTTTCTTTTTTCTGCCTCTTCATCATTTGATTCAACAGCTATATTGTAAACAAATTCACTAATATCTTTTTCTGACCAATCTGTGTGAGTAGATAGTACACCGGCAATAGCTGTGCAGTATTGATCTCTCTTACCTTGTCCCCCGTATAAAATACTTAGTGCTGTAGATAAGGCAACTTTACGTAAATCTTTATTAAGATCTCCAGGGTATTGATTCATCCCCGTAAATTTTTCCCATGCTACATATTCATTAGCTTTACTATGTTTTGATTTTGGCACGATGGTATAACATGTTGGACCGTTTCTTATTTCACAAAGAGTTCCTCCGTGCGGAAAATGTTTGTAATGACTTTCTAATTCTTTAGGTAATGCAAACTGTTTAAAATCTAATTTACCTCTCCACCAATAGTGACTTGTTGGATTAGTAGGTCTACCTGATATAGCTCCACATGATACGATATATTTGCCTATAAATCTTTTTACTAAATCATTATCAATATCAAAGTCTACATCATCATCTAATCGTAAAGCTATCTCACAATGAGAATATTTTTGTGCCCACTCCTGCTCTGATATTTTAAAACTTGCATCACTCCAACTCTTAACGATGGGTGTGCCTTTTAAACAAGGGATAATAACCTTGTCTAGATTTATCCAATCTTTAAATGTATTCGGTGCTTGACTATCAACTTTGTCCATAACTTTCTTGTCTTGGGGGCGACTCCAGTCTCCCATTGTCGCCCCACATTCCCATCGACATGAGAACTTATAAATTGATGTCCTGTCTTTTAGCCTTAGTATCAGACTCGTGTTTAGCTTCGATAGCACCTTTGGCTACATTTGAACCAAAGTCTTTTGCTATTTTGTAAACACCAGGATCGTTGATAGGGCCAACTCTCGCTACATCCCAACCAAACCATGTTCCTTTGTCGTTAGACTGTTGAACAGTTTTTAGTTTATAAATG